AACACCCTTGATGTTGTTGACCAGACCCGTCGCTTCCGTCTCAGTGAAACCTTTTTCAACCATCGAAGCCACGATATCTGCAACATCTGCTTCGGCGTCCAACTGTCCGTTAATGAAATCATACGCAGCCTGTGCAAATTCCGTCTGACTACCCGCCGTTGTGACATCCGTTTCCAATCCACCGATGGTGTCACGATAGGTTTGTATGCTGTCCACAAGTCCTTGTGCTAGATCTGTGGGGAAGTTGTTGTTCCCTAACAACTCCACGATTTCTGCCGGGGTTTTACCCGCATCCAGCTGCGCATTAACCAGAGCATACGCGTTTTGAGAAAACGACACATCCGTAACCAGCGCAGCTTTGTCCGCAAACACCCCTTGGATGTCGTCGAGCAACGTATTCGCCGTCGCATCCGTGTACCCATTGTCCTTTAACTCAGCAAAGATTTCTTCTCTGGTTGCATTTTCTGCTAGTCTAGTCTCTACATAGTTGTATGCCCCCTGCGCAAAGCCTTTTTCGCTGCGCAACTGAGCATCAGTTTCGCGGATCTGTTTTACCGTATCAACCAAAGATGCCGCCGAAGCACTGTCAAACCCGTTCTCAACCAGATTATCAATAATATCCTGTCGGTCTGTCTCGCTCGCAAGCGCATCGTTTACTACGCCATACGCCCCTTCAGCAAAATCCCGCTCCCCTGTAAGCGTATCAACGTCTGTCTCAAGACCCGTAATCTGTTCTTTTTGGCCCTCGGACAAATCGTATATAGATTTAAACTGGTCATAAACTTTAGCCGCGTTAGTTTGCGTGTAACCCGCTTCTTTCAACGCATCTATAACGTCCTGGCGAGTCGCACCATCGGCAATCTCCGTCTGGACCAAAGCAGGCATAATCGCCTGCGACGCGGCAAATCGATCCGTGGTCACACCCAGTTCGATCTCATTCTTAGCAGCGTCAACAATGTTGTTATATAAAGCCAAGGCTTCCGCATTCGTGTACCCAGCGTTTAATAAAGAAGCGCCAAGTTCAGTTAACCGGATGTCAACATCACGGTCTGACATCTGATTCGCGGGATCCAAAACGTTCTTAATGGACTCGTAGTTGTCCTCGAAAAACGTCTGAGCGGTGTTTAACTTAGTTCCAAGGTCCGTGATCTGAGAACCGAGATCCGTGATCTCCTCTTCCATAGCCCCCAACAAAGCAGGGTCAAAGGCGTCGTAATCTGTGCCCGACGTAGACAACTGTTTGTAATAGTTGTTCAAGTCTTCCATAGTTACCGAGTGGTCGTTCTGGATCTGCTTAATCTTGTCGTAGTCTATTCCTCCAGACTCAACATAGTTATCCATAACCTCCTGTTTCCACGCCTGGTCCGTAGGAACAAGTTTTTTATAATAATCCTTCATGTCAGAGTCTGAAACGTCGTACTGCTGCGCAATCTGTTCAAACTCAGAAAGGTTAAATCCACCGTGTGTGTTATACGACAGATCCATCTCGTTCTTCCACTCTGGACGAGTTGCAGTCGTACTACTGCCAGTGTTCGTGCTGTCCTCAGTGACTGGAATGGTGTTGTCATCGTTCGTAGTCGTGACTGTTTCTGTGTCGTTTACAACAACGCTGTCATACCCAGAGTCTTCGACCTTTTCTTTGTCGTTATCTGTTATCGTAACCGTGCCATTGGTCACATACTCCTCACGCAACTCCTCAACACGTTCGTCACCCAAAATCTCCGCAAGATCCGAGGACCCCGAAGCCGTTAAAATACCATCCACAGTGACTGGATTACTTGCTTCCGCAAACACCCGCTCCGTATGAGAACCCGTAGGAACACGACTTAATTCCCCAGTTATCGGATCTCGGTACATAACCGCAGCGTTTCCGCCTTCATCTTTAAGTGTAGAATCCGAATAAGCAGAGTTTGCAGCCATAAGCTCCACGGAACTACCGTCAGGGTTTGTATTACCACCCGTAATAGTCTCGTGCATGTCCACGATCTGATCTAAACTAAACCCTTTGTCGAGAAGACTGTCGATGGTCTCCTTCGATATAGCGTTGTCAACCTTAATCTCAGAGTACTCAAGAAGGTTGTCCTCGGCTACCTTCTGCTCGGCGTCAGGAAATAACTCTTTAAAATCATCTAAAGAAATCAAATTTACCACCGGAGGATCTATCGGATCAACCGGAGTAAGCTCTAAATCGCTCACAATCTGCGCCATAGCGTCGTTCGCTAAAGCTAAATTCGTACCCTTTGGAATAATCAGAGGCTTTACGTCATAACCCGCATTATTCATCTGCAACAAAACCTCTTCCGTAGAAGGAGGCTGCGAATATGGAAGCCGAGTGCCGTTTGGAAGAGTCAAATAGTAAAGCTGCTCAAGCTGCTCATCCGAACCAATCTCAATCCGCAGTGGCTTACTTAAAACCGCGCCCGGTATAACCGAAAGATCATCCTCAACCGTCATCGTAGTGTAACCAAGCATACTTAACGCTTTGGTCGCCGTCCTACGATCCGTCCACTCCCCATCAGGAGACGCACCAGTAATCGCGTTTAATGCCGCATCACCACTAACCGTGTATCCCGCATCCGCAAGAGCAGCTAAATCCGAGGGTAAAATTGTCTCCCCAACCATAGCCCCCTCTAAAAGGTTCGCAATGTCAGGAGTAATCACCGAACCTAAAACGATATCAGGACTTAACTCTCTAACCGTCTCAATAGAGGGTCGTACATCATCTAAATAATCAGAAGCGTCATCAGGTAAAATAGGCTCAGAATACTCCCCACTATAAACAACCGTGGTGTTGCCGTCAGAATCAAAGCCAAACGTGTAGTTGCTGCTGTCCTCATACGACGCCAGCTTCACGTTGTTCGTCGAAGCTGACTCAACATTCGTAAACTTGTTGCCAAGATTATCCTCTACATAAGCAACCCCATCCTCTACTGTTACCGGAATAGAAGATGCGGGGTCCGAGGTGCTAGAGTTAATCTGATCAAAACTCGGTACAGTGTACGCCCCTCCCGCAGGAGCCGTCATGTCACCAATGTACCGCTTATCTAACTCCCCGCGCTCGTCACTCGTAACAATCCAATTCTGAGGATTGCTCCAAGACTCCTGCTTGAATAACTGATCCTCGCCATAGTTCCGATCATCAACACTAGAATACGAGTTCCCAAACGCATCGTAAAAATTTCCGTCAACAGATATAGCATCGTCAGGCGTCTTCTCGTCATACACACTCTGAGGAACATCTACATAAATACTCTCGCCAGTCGTGTTCGAACCACTCGGTATCGTTAACGTATCACCAATGTTGATGTCGTTAACATCTGCTAAATTAATGTTACTAGCGTTCGCAATCGCAGCAATCGTAGTATTGTAGGCAACCGCAAGATCCCCCAAGGTGTCGCCGTTCTCAACAGTCACATTGACCGTCACAGGTCTAGTGGTCGCGGTCCCAGAAGTAGAAGAACCCGTGTCCTTCTGAGGGTGATTAGTCGAATCCAAATACTGCTGTAAATCAGTCGAAGGATTAGCCTGACCCCAGTTGGATCCAGCAACGTACTGATTAACCCCGTTCTCATCAACAAAATAAACAGAGCCGCTATCCGTAGTCTTATACTCTCTACTCACAGTAGTAGTAGTGCTGCCGCCGTCGTTGCCGCCGTCGTTGCCGCCCGTAGTAGTGCCGTTGCCGTTGCCGCCTGTATAGGTCGCGTCTCGACCCTCTTCTAATAAATCGTTTAACTCATCCCCAGCCTCGTCCCAAACGTCGTCACCGTGCTCGGCGTACAGATCATTAATACGGTCTTGGTTGGTAACGTTGTTGGCGTCATCGTTGCCGCTGTTACCAGTCGACGTGTCTCCACCACCAAAAACTCGACGGTCCAATAAAAAATTAAACAGAAAAGGATTCATTCTTGGCTCCTCTTGCGGTAATTAGCGCCTATACACTTATAACCACGCTTCTCCATAATACCATTGAAAACATCCGCGTTAATCATAGACGTCATCCCAACACGAGTATCAACAGTTCCTTGGTCCGAGGACCACCGCTCATACATCGTCAATAACTCCCAACCAACCTTCGATCCTCGGTACTCCGGTAAAACATACCACAAATAATCGTTCGCTACCAAGTCATCACTAAAAAAATAATCCGCAACCATCGCAGCCATCACTCCAACAGCCTTATCACCATCCCAAGCAAGAATAAATAAACGGTTGTCCGTAGTCGCAAATAACTTGGCCTCCTTCAACAACTTAGTCGCGTTAAAACCCAAATGACTATACGCACTCTCCCGATGCGAAAACTTACCCAAACGTAAAACAGCCACCTCAATAGGCAACGTCATCTTCGTTACTACCTCATACCTCAATGTACGCACTCCTTTGCCTTGATTGTACCCTACTTGTTTTCTGCACACAACCCTAATGAAAATATACCCGAATAATTTTACTGAACCAATACTATAGAAGGCCGCATACGCGGACCACCCCCCAAATAAGGGGGGTGGGGTCGGCCCGCGAGGGCGCGGGCGGGCGCGAAATGGATCAGTAACCCCCGCCGATGGCGCGGGCGGGCGCGAATTAATTGATAAAAATTGTGATTAATTGTGTTTTAGTTGTTGACTATCTGATTCGGGTCGTCCATAACATAGTTATGGAAGCAATCAAGCGACCATCTCAACAAAGGAAAGAAACAATGACAAAGCAAGAAACACTTGGACGGATCGCCGAGCTGGAAGCCCAGATCAAAGCCGACACCAAAGAGCGCGACGCGCTGCGCTTGGACGCGGTGAGCAATGGCTGGGCAACTTGGACCTTCACCGTTCGCATGGGTGCACCATCACTCGCATGGTGGAAAGAAAACCGCCCGACCGTCTGGCGGAAATACGCCAAAGAGACCACGGTCAAGAAGTTCACAGTCGCATAGGACCATAGCGGTGACCGCCCCCGCGTGGGGCGGCATCCGCTGCGATCCTGCAGCTCTCAACCAGAAAGGAAAGACAATGCAAACTGAAGTATACAATGAAGCCGTCGATAGCACTAAGCACACGCTGGGCAACCGTCTCAAGTTCAAGCTCGAGTTCATGATGATGATGCTCCATTGTGATCGCATCGAAGAGGCTGGCAAGATGTACGACCAGCTGATCGAAGAGTTCGACAAACTTGCATAAAACACTTGTAGCCCAGTACCAACTGGGCTACACTCTACTTGTTCAACTAGAAAGGAAACACAATGCCAAGAACATCATTTGGAAAGACCCGCCCAGCGGACACACCATACGCAACATACGCCAGCAGCGACGGCTGGGTGTGGAAGGTTCTCAAGACCTATAAGCACTCAAGCGCCGAGGCCAAGGATCCACACGCTCGCTGGTTCGTGGCGGCGACGTCACCCATGATGCACGAGGGTTCGTATGAGATGGGCGACACCTACGCTGGTGAGATCAAGCAGTTCGGTCAACTGGTCGATGCTGATCCAGCATGGCGCGACGAGTATAGCGTCTGATGTATCACGCTATCGAAACACTGATCAAATGGTGCCGTGGTCGTCAGACCACGGTGCTCGATGACATCCTGGGCGGCATTGCATTGTTTGCAATGCTGTTCATCCTGTTACTGATCACCCCATAACAACCACCGCCTGGGCGCTGCGCTATATAACGGCTTCGCCGCCCAGGCTACACTCAAGTTCCCTGGCCCAGGGTTACGGGCACTTTCCTTCTATTGAGAATGATGGGCCCGTGTGCGCAAGTGCTCGGGCCCATCGGCGCAGGGCGCAGGGCGCAGGCCCTCGCTGCGCTCGGGGGAATTTGTCAAGCCGCAGGACGAAAGTGACGTAACGTCACTTTGAAATAAAACTTGTTGACCGCTTGGTGGTGGTGTGCAAAGATAGGTCATAGGCAATGGTGCCTATCTCAATTAGGAAAGAGAACATGAAAAAATCTTACATTCAAGAGCAGACCCTGCAAATTCAAGTGGTCATCGACCTTGGTGAAATCAACACAATGATCAGCAGCCTTGGCGACCTGGATCTAGCTGACAGTGGAAGCTGGCGCGCCAAGGAGCTGGTGGGCAAGCTGAAAACCTTGCGCCGCGAAGCTGCGGAAGAAGCCCGTCGCGAATTTGAACGCATGATCGATCAGTCTTAATCGGAGGCGGGGGGCCACGGCCCCCCGAATTTTATATGACACATGGATCACCAGCAGATCGCGGCGGGGCCGACGCCTACTACGGCAGGCAGATAGATCCCCACTACTGGCCCGAGGGAACATACAACGGGACGCGGGTCGAGCGGGACAAGATGACCCGCACCCAGATCGAAGAATACTTATCCGCCTACGAAGAACAAGATTTCTTCAAAGATTGGGGCGACTAAGCTGGGGGCTTCGGCCCCCTTATGCTTTCATAAAAGCATAACACCGGGCCGCAGGCCCGCAGGCCCGCAGGCCCGCAGGCTTTCATAAAATAAAACTTGTGCGCCGCGTACAATCTGCTAGAATGTAAGTATTCAACTAGAAAGGAAATAAAACCATGAAATCCGGAATCATCTACAATGGGCCAAGCCTCTTGGATGGCAAACCAATCGTCGTTATCGCGACCTTCTCAAATCGTAACACAAAAACGGGCGCGGTGGTGCAGACCTATATCTTGCGCTCAGATATCAACCCGCTGGAAGCTAGCAAAACGGGCGCAGACTTTTCAATCTGTGGCGATTGCACCATGCGCGGCGAAGTGACAACGGATCCAGCCCGCAAGCAAGCCAAGGGGCGGCGCTGTTATGTTAACTTAGGCCAAGGGGTCTTGATAGTTTACAAATCATTCTTGCGCGGCGTGTATCAACCCGCGGATCCGGCGACCATAGGGCGCGGGCGCTTTGTCCGAGTCGGCACATACGGGGATCCAGGCGCGGTTCCGTCCCATGTTTGGGATGAATTACTAGCGGAGGCGGACACCTGGACCGCGTACAGCCATCAAAGCGGATGGCGTCCAGATATCGCGATGCAAAGCGCGGACGATTACCACAGCGCCGTGTTACATTGGAAGGCCGGGCGGCGCACGTTCCGAGTGATCGCAGAACTAGGCCACCTAGACAGAAACAACGAGGCCCTATGTCCAGCGTCCAAAGAGGCCGGACGCCGCGCCCAATGCACAGCTTGCAAACTTTGCAAGGGATCCAGCCTGGCAAAATCAATCGCAATCGTGGAGCATTAATCATGTATTATCGGGACAGCGACTTAAACCTTTACAAAATCTTAGACGAAACTGCGGACTTTTATATCTGCGAGGGGCTCAAGGGCCCCGACGCAGGGCGGATCGTTAACTTTCACAAGCGCACGGGCAAGAAATCGTGATCGTGGAGCACTAGGACAGAGGGCCTTGGCCCTCTTTTCTTTTTCCCAGGGGCGGGCTACTATGCGCGAGGACGCAGGGCCGCAGGCACACGCGCCTCTAAAATAGGGCGCAGGGCCTCGAACAAAGACGCAGGCCCGCAGGCCCGCAGGACGCAGGGCGCAGAGCACCCTTTTTCCAGCACCTCGGGCCCCTGATTACCGCCAAACAAAAGTATATCACGCTCCTTGGCCCTCTTTACTAAGAAGAAATTAGTGCCACCACGAGCCCAATATGCCATGTTCCACGCGACCTGATGAGCAGAGAGATTTATTGCGTTGGCGTTCGCTACCTTCAACTCGATCCAGAAAGGCAAACCATCCCACACTAGATGAACGTCAGGCACACCGCCTCCGTGCTTGTTTTCAATCCTCGTGGCGAAGCACTTCTTCGGTAGGTTCTGACGGATTGAGTTCCAAAAGTTCGCCTCCGGTCCCTTGCTCATCTGGTGTTATGTCCTTTGCTGTTCCGTCGATCACAAAGGCTTGAGGATACTGCTGTTGCAACTTAGCTAACCTAGCCGTGATCTCATCTCGTGACATCTGATCGATGGTGTTGACTTGTTCTCGACGGTCTACAGTTAGACCACCCAAGGCGGAGCGGATCTTCTCGGCATTGATTGCAGCGGAGAATTGCCCCGCCTCTTCCGCACCTGACGACAGCTTGTACAGTCGCTCGAGCTGCCCGATGGTTGTCACACCATAGCGCCGCTGCCGCTCCTCCCGGAGCTCGGTTACATATTCCAAAACATGGGGATAATCTCTGCCGTTGAGCAGCTTTGACGCGCTGGTGTTCGCCACTTCTGCTGAATACCCAGCCTTGCGAGCAGCTTCAGCGTTCGAGTAGATGCCTTCGACAATGTGTCTTGCAAAGGTTCTTTGCCGATTAGTTAGCACCCGCCCGTGTTCTTCTTCGATCTTCTTTTCCAGCTTTCCCATGTGCACCTCGGTTGTGGTCTACCAACAATCTACAGGAAGGGCCCGGCTTATGCAAGAAAGCTATATATAGCAGTTTTCTCCAGCGAAGTGTATCCAAGTGTAACCAGATGTATCCAGATCAGGGCAGACAGAGCGTTATAAATAAGGCTTGGATACGTTTGGATACGGTGGATACGGTATATTTGAATGAAAAAAAAAAAAAAAAAAAAAATCTCTGGGG